GCGAGACAAAGAACTCCGCAACATTAACTGGTATGACAAGCCTTATGCTGAAGGTGAATGCAGGGGGATAGATGAAGCGTTAGCCATTGTTAGCAACCTGCCATCCGTACAGCCAGACCGTCCGTTCGAGATACAGGACATTCTCGACTATCTGGATACGGTGCTACATCCGATCATATCTCCAGAACATTGGAATGTGTATTCGGAACTGCACGATATGATTTCGGCGTTACCATCCGCAACACAGCAGAAGCCTTTGAAATATTCTGGTAATGGTAGCATTTGTTGTCATTGCAAGACACAAGATTGTACTGGATGCTTGTATGAACCGATGATGTGTAAGGAGTGAAGATGATGGATGACTTAATTAGCAGATGGAGGGAGCAGGATGAGTGATTCGATCAGCAGACAGGATACTGATTGATTGTTGGTTGATTGAAACAAGAGAATTATGGAGGTAAGCGCAGATGAAAATTATACAAGAAGGTAAAAATTTAAATGGTCTGTACTCAAAAGTTAGATTTAGTTGTCCTGTTTGTGATAGTAGACTTGAGGAGTGGAAGAAAGATTTACAGCCAGTGAATTTGTTAGGCGAATTACATTTTGGATTTATATGTCCAGTTTGTAAGGGAAAGGTTGCTGTAAAAGAAAGTGATTTGGAAAGCGTTCGTGGGTAACTGGTTGTTGGAGGTAATGGAAGTATGGGTGATTTGATAAGCAGACAGGCGGCGATTAATGCGATAAACACATGGGATAAGTTTGGAGCGGATGAGCGAGGCAGAATAGTTAGGTGGCACGAAGGGTTAGTAATTTATGTACGCCTGCGAGATGTTTTGACAGCAATAGTAAATCTACCTGCCGCACAGCCACAGATAACCCACTGCGCCGAGTGCATACACTGGAAACACTCCGATGTGAGGAAGAATTACTGTGAGGTGTTCGACTGGATGAATAAAGCAGAGGACTTCTGCAGTTTTGCGGAAAGGAGATCTGATGGGAACTAATTATTATGCGGTCAGAAACAGACCGACAACAGACGAACCGATACACATAGGTAAATCGTCAATTGGTTGGAAATTCTGCTTTCAGACTCAAAATGAAAAATGGCATGAACCACCAGTGGTCTGGAATACATATGACCAAGTATATGAATGGCTATACAAATATACTGTTGAGTCAGATTTGTATGTAATTATTAATGAGTATGATGAGATCATATCATTTGATGATTTTGTTGCTCTGGTTGAGAAAAAGCAATCTGAGAATAATCCAGATGACTTTACATATTCCAAAAACGTGAACGGATACAGGTTTTCTGATGGAGATTTCTGTTAGACGGATGAGAAAGGAGAACCGATGAGTGACTTAATCAGCAGGAAGGCAGTACTGAAACATATAGAAAAGATACGACAGGGCGTACAGATGATGGATGATATACGCAGAGCAAGCATCATTATGAATGGTATGGATCTGTGCGAGGAAGCGGTGAGGAATCAGCCCTCTGCACAGTCAGAACGGAAGAAGGGGAAGTGGATAGATAACGAAACGTCATATGCAGACGGTGTAAGACAGACATGTACATGATCTATATGTGGGCAAAGATCTGTGCGTCCGTTAGGCAGATTTTGCAGATGGTGCGGTGCAGATGTGGGGGGGGTGAACAGGATGAGACCGATTGATGCGGATGCGCTGAAAGAAAAAGCATGGGATGCTGACACTCGTTGCGGTTATGTCCAAGTTGTTGACGTTGGAGATATTGATGACGCTCCCACCATCGAGCCGGAACGGAAGAAGGGGAAGTGGATAGAATATAATGCAACAGGGAAGAAACAATGGATGTGTTCCGAATGCTGTGCAGAAGAAAAGAATCCAAAAGTAGCAAGATTCTGTTATTGGTGTGGCGCAGACATGAGAGGTGAACAGGAATGACCAACTCTGATAAATTCAAACATCTCTTTGGGATATATGCAACAGAATTATGGGCAATGCCTGAGAACGATTTTTTGGAGTGGCTGAATGCTGATGCGCAGGATATGCCGACCGAGGAACAGCGAACAGGGTGGTGGCTTACATCGGACGATATGTATGAAACGGGAGTATGTTCCTGTTGTAGATACGATACACAAGAACCAGTGTCCTATGTGATAACTAATTTTGAGTATTGTCCGAACTGCGGTGCAAGGATGGAGGGTGAGACATGAAAGCATACACTGATGAGTTCGCTGTCAGGGATGACGGCATTTACCGCATAGAGCAGATATACACGCCCGGAACGGGATGGGAGCGGAGGGAAGTCTTATGGCTTCCCAGGTATGTTGCAGAAGCGGCACAGGCGGCATGGAGTGAGAAGGATGATTGTAAGTAGGAGGATGTCTGATGGAAGTAATGAACTGGTTGGTTGAGATTGCGCTGTGTATCGGCTTGATAGTCTTAGCTATCAACCTCAAGGCGGACGTTCGGGCTGTGATCATGGCGGCAACGTTCTATTTGGCGGCAGTGATAAGGCATGGAAAGGGGAATACATGAGTTTATCGAGACAGGAACGGAGACGGATGGCAAGGGAAGCCGAAAAGCGCAGCGCATTTGAACAGCGGTATGGCAGGCAGATAGAAGAACGGCAGAATTTAGTGGATGACCGCACAGTTGAGATTTTCACAACCTGCATGGGTCTTGCCGTTACTGATCTGTATGGTTATATGCCTAAAAGGGTTAAGCGTATCGTGACACGTTTCTGCGAACGGCTGATGCAAGTCGAGGAGAATGGCGTGAGCTATCGTGACCTTCAGAAGGAACTTAAGGACAAAACTGGCATCGAATTTGTTTGGAAGAAACAGTGATTTTGTGGCACACTTCGTATCTTTGCGGAGTGTGCTATTTGTGATATAATGAGTAGAGCAAAGGAGGACAACCTATGGTTGAGAAGATGGACATACAGTGGCGTGACATAGAAACGGTCAAGCCGTATGAGCGGAATGCCAAGAAGCACCCGGATGACCAGGTGGGGCATATCGCCAACAGCCTTAAACGCTTCGGATGGAAACAGCCGCTTGTCGTGGATAAGGACGGCGTTGTGGTTGTGGGTCATGGGAGACTGCTTGCGGCGCAGAAGTTGGGGCTGAATACCGTTCCCTGTGTGTGCGCTGACGATCTGACAGAGGATGAGATCAAAGCGTTTCGTCTTGCGGATAACAAAACGAATGAGTCCGCTTGGGACGATGAACTGCTTGACCTTGAACTGGATGAACTGGCGGAACTGGATGACATTGATATGTCCGACTATGGGTTTGAATTGTCAGACGGGGGGATGGATACCTTGGAAGCGTCTGACGATAACTATACAGGAACCGTTCCGGATGAGCCTAAGGCAAAGATCGGGGATTTATATCAGCTTGGAAACCATAGGATTATTTGTGGAGATTCTACGGATGTTGCGGTTATTGATAGGCTTATGGATGGGGTAAAGGCTGATTGTGTTTTTACAGATCCGCCATACGGTATGAAGAAAGAGAGCGAGGGTGTTCTGAATGACAATCTCAACTTTGATGATTTGCTTGACTTCAACCGCCAATGGATACCGCTGACATTTGGAGCATTAAAAGACAACGGTTCTTGGTACTGTTGGGGAATTGATGAACCGCTGATGGATATTTACAGCAATATCTTGAAACCAATGGCGAAAGAAAACAAGATAACGTTCCGAAACCTTATTACATGGGATAAAGGAAACGGACAAGGGCAGTTATCGGAAGATTTCAGAATGTACCCGATTGCAGACGAAAAATGCTTGTTTGTGATGGCTGGAGTTCAAGGCTTTTCAAATAATGCAGATAATTACTTTGAAGCGTGGGAACCGATACGCATTTACTTAAAGCAAGAACGTGACCGTATGGGATGGAGTAATGCCGACATGAAGAAAATGTGCGGACATTCTCCAACAAGCGGTTGCCATTGGTTTGATAAATCTCAATGGATGATGCCGACAGAAGAAGAGTATAAAACATGGCAGGAAAACGCAAAGGGCGAGGGTTTCAAGAAGGAATACGAGGAAATCAAGAAGGAATACGAGGAAATCAAGAAGGAATATTATTCAACTCGTGCCTATTTTGATAATACTCACGATAATCAAAACAATGTGTGGCACTTTGACAGGGCAGGAAAAGACGAAAGAGAACACACAGGCGGTCATGCAACACCAAAGCCGATAGCCCTATGCAGTAGAGCAATAAAGAGCAGTAGCAGAGAGGGCGAGATTGTCCTTGATGTATTCGGCGGTAGTGGTAGCACACTAATAGCCTGTGAACAGTTAAACAGAAAATGCTATATGTGCGAATTAGATCCGCACTATATTGATGTGATAATAGACAGATGGGAAACCTTTACAGGGAAAAAGGCGGTGTTATTAAATGCCTCGTGACGGAACGAAAAACTTAATACCGTTTAGCGAGAGAACAGAAAAAGAACAGAAAGAGATTCGAACGATGGGCGGCATAGCATCGGGCGAGGCACGCAGGGCAAAGCGTGACATGCGAGAACGCATGAAGATGATGCTTGAGGAAAAGCCAAAGGGCAAAGATTACACCTATGCCGACAGGCTGACGGAGTCCATGCTGACGATAGCGGCGAACCCTAAAAACGGTGCGGCGGCAGTCAGGGCATATGAAACTATCCTGCACATCATCGGGCAGGATGAACCCGAAGCAAGGCAGGATGCGCTTGACCTTCTGCGGCAGATACTGGAAGTGAATGTGAACAATGCACGGATACAGACTGAGCAGGAAACAGAGTGAATATATCCTCAATGCGGATGCCCGGTATAATCTGAAAATCGGTGCGGTGCGTTCGGGCAAGTCCTTTGTTGATATAGTCCACATGATACCTAAGCGGCTCATAACGGTTGCGGATGATCCGGGGCTTAATCTGATTTTGGGGGTATCGAAGGAGACGATTGAGCGAAACGTGCTACAGCCGATGAGGGAGCAGTACACGGATGAGATTGTTGGTACAATCAATAACCGTAACATTGCTTATGTGTGCGGCGTGCCTGTGTACTGCTTGGGAGCTGAAAAGATCTCGCAGGTATCAAAAATTCAGGGATCATCTATCAAATACTGTTACGGCGACGAGATTGCAAAGTGGAACAAGGAAGTATTTGCAATGCTACAATCCCGACTGGACAAGCCGTACAGCCGTTTTGATGGATCATGCAACCCGGAATATCCTGGGCACTGGCTTAAGCAATTCATTGACCGTGAGGACATAGACCTGTATCTTCAGCACTACACCATTTTCGACAATCCGTTCCTTCCGCCCGAATTTGTCGAGAACCTGTGCAAGGAGTACGCCGGGACGGTGTATTACGGCAGATACATACAGGGCGAGTGGACGCTTGCAGAAGGGCTGATTTACCCGATGTACCAAGAGGCGATAGAGGAACCGCCAGAGGATAACCCAACAGAAAGGGCGGTGTCTATCGACTACGGCACGATGAACGCATTTGCAGCTATCCTATGGGAGCATCACGGCAAAACATGGTATGCGGTACGTGAGTATTATTATTCCGGGCGAGACACAGGAACGCAGAAGACGGATGAGGAATACGCCGTTGATTTGGACAGATGGCTGAGTGATATCAAAGGGCGGCTGAAGGTGTATATTGATCCGTCAGCGGCTTCGTTTATCGCTCAACTGCGGCGCAGGGTAGATGACAACGGCGTGAAGAAGTATGCTGTCATTCCTGCGGATAACGATGTTTTGGACGGCATCAGAGACACGGCAACGTGCATGAGGCGAGGAACGATTAAAATATCGCCTCAGCTGGTTAACTGGGTAAAAGAGGCGCAGGGCTATGTTTGGGATGGATCTGAGGGCGTTGAACGTCCTGTAAAGATTGCGGATCATCTGATGGATGCGACAAGGTATCTAATTCGTACCAAGCATCTAGCACAAACGAGGAGAGAGGTGAGCGGAAATGGTTACATATCAGGATTTGCTTGAAGTAGGTGAAAACGAGCAGAACCGCATGGATTTTGTCCGGGGAGTGATAAACAGCTACAAAGGCTCTGAAGGGTACAAGATGGCGGTCATTGCTGACGAGTACGACAGGCACAGGAACCACACAATACGGCTGTATGAGAAGGTGCTGTATGATATGGCAGGAAGGGCAAGACCCGACCCGTACAGCGCAAACTTTAAGATTGCATCCCGGTTCTTCAACCGGTTCATCGTGCAGGAAGTGCAGTATCTTCTTGGGAATGGCGTGACGTGGGGAAGCGGAGCGGCAGACGGAAAGTTTGGAAAAGACTTTGACACACGATTGCAGGACATAGCGCACAAGGCACTTGTCGGCGGCGTGGCTTTTGGGTTTTTCAACGTTGATCATGTAGACGTATTTTCAGCTATGGAGTTTGCGCCGCTGTTTGATGAAGAGAACGGCGCACTGTCCGCAGGCGTGAGGTTTTGGCAGCTGGCAGCTAACAAGCCGATGAGGGCAACGCTTTACGAACTTGACGGCTACACGGACTATATGTGGAAAGACGGAAAGGGCGAGATACTGCATGACAAGCGTCCGTACATCGTAAGCAGGATATATACGGATGCTATGGATGTTGACATATACGAGGGCAGAAATTACCCCGGTTTCCCGATCATCCCCCTTTACGGCAACCCGGCGCATCAGTCAGAGTTAATTGGTCTATGGGAACAGATAGATGCTTATGACCTCATCAAGTCGGGGTTTGCGGATGACTTGGATGATATCGCTTCCGTGTACTGGACACTGCGTAAAGCAGGCGGTATGGATGATGTAGACTTGGCTGAGTTCGTTCGCAGGCTGAGAAACCTTCACGCCGTCACGGATACCAACGAGGAAATGATTGCAGAGCCGCACGTTGTAGACCTTCCGTATGCAGGCAGGGAAGCACTGCTTGACCGCTTACGCAGTGACCTTTATGACGATGCTATGGCACTGGATGTAAAGGAGATCGCAAGCGGCGCAACGACAGCAACACAGATCCGGGCGGCGTATGAACCGCTTGACCTCAAGACCACACAGCTTGAATATTGCCTGCTTGACTTTATCTCCGGGCTGTTAGCAGTGGCAGGCGTGGAAGACGAAGCAACCTTTACCCGGTCACGAATCGTCAACACAAACGAGGAAGTGCTGACACTGACGGCGGCTAGTATGTATCTCCCGGAAGAGTACATTACGGAAAAGATTTTGACTGTGCTTGGAGACGGTGACAGGGCTGACGAGATCATAAAGCAGATGGCGGCAGATAATCTGAAGATGCCGAAGGAACAGCCCGAGGAAGAACCCGAAGAGGCAGAGGAAGAAATCGAGGCTGAGGAAGAGGTGTGATGAATGGACATTGCACACAGGCGCACTGACAAGATCCTTGAGGAACTGGAAAAGCGTATCGCCAAAGAGTACAAGCAGGCAGGGAAAGAAGTACGGCGCAAGCTGAACAATTACCTTGCCGATATCGGGGAACGTGCGAAGATACAGCGGCAGAAGATGTTGTCAGGGGAAATCAGCAAGCAGGAATACAGGCGATGGATGACATCGCACATTGCAATCGGTCAAAGGTGGCAGGAGTTGAGGGATAATCTTGCACAGGATTATGCCAACGCCGGGAAGATAGCGAGGAAAATGACAGGCGAAGCGTTGCCCGATGTGTACGCATTAAACCATAACTTTGCGGCGTGGGAGATAGAAACGAAGGGGCGTGTGGATCTGTCATACACGCTTTATGACCGCCACACGGTGGAGCGGCTTATAAGGGACAATCCGAAGCTGTTGCCAGACCCGAATCCCAACACGGCACGAGGGCGGATGATACTGGAACACAAAGAGTTGCAGTGGAATCGCCAAGAGATAACGTCAGCGGTCACGCAGGGCATATTGCAGGGCGAACCAGTACACAAGATAGCAGACCGAATGGCAAAGGTCACAGACCGCAATTACGCAGGGTCGATAAGGAACGCCAGGACAGCGGTCACATCGGCACAGAACGGCGGCAGGATGGATTGCTACAGGGATGCCGAGAAGATGGGCATTGACATTAGAAAAACATGGGTTGCTACTTTGGATGACCGCACACGACACGCACACAGGCAGTTGCACGGTCAGACGGTAGCAGTTGACGAGCCGTTCCGGGCTGACGGTTATGAAATCATGTTTCCCGGATCTCCTGCAGCTGATCCGGCTATGATATACAACTGCCGATGCACGATGATATCACAGATCAAGGGTCACGAAATCGGCGTTGTGAAAGATGCCCCTGGATTAGAGGGTATCACGTTTGACGAGTGGCAAAAGGGTAAGAATTCACCGAAATGGGAGGAGGCGAGAAGGCGTGCCAAAGGTTGAGTTTAGGGTCGGCACTGATAACACGGCACAGACCATAGAAGCAACGAGGGAAGCAATCAAAGCGGCGTTGGAGGCTGTCGGGCTACAGGCAGAGGCACACGCCAAAAATAACATTACTGCGGCTATCCCAAGGTATCCGTCTTGGTACTCAAACACTGGCAATCTCCGCAACAGCATAACCCACGAGGCAGATGACGAGTCGGTTGTCATTGGAACCAATGTCGAATATGCGATCTATAATGAGTTGGGCACTGGCAGATATGCGGAAGGCGGCGGAAGGACTACGCCATGGAAATACATTGGTTCTGACGGAGAGTGGCATCTGACAAGCGGTATCACGGCAGTGCATTTTCTGCGGAATGCGATACAAGACCATTTAGGTGAGTACGAACAGATTATTGCTGACGAACTGACAAAGCGTATGTCTTGATTTTATGCGGAGTATGGGGTAAAATATCTGTGAAAAAGCTGAATAACGGCGAAATGAGATGCGATTGCGGCAAGCTGATAGCTGTCGAACGCAACGGACGCATTTTTGTTAAGTGCAGATGCTGCGGAAGACAGGTCGAAGTCGCAAGAGATCCCAGAGGGCAAGACTCCAGAGGACAGTAATCATCCAAAGAAAAGGGTGGTTCTGTCCTCTTTTCGTTTGTCAAAAGAAGCTGACAGACTACTTCCGAAGAACAGGAGGAAAACAATGGCACTTACAAGGAAGTTTCTCGCCGCCCTTGGCATTGAAGCGGACAAGGTTGACGAGATCATCACAGCACATACCGAAACCGTAAACGGGCTTAAGGAAGAAATCAGCAAATACAAAGCTGAAGCGGACAAAGTCCCGGATATGGAGAAGGAATTGACCGACCTTAGAAAGACCGCAAAGGACGGCGGTGAGTACGACAAACTGAAGAAAGAGTTTGATGACTACAAAGCTGAGGTAAAGGTCAAAGAGGAACATGCGGCGAAGCAGGCGGCACTCCGTGAGGTCGCAAAGGACGCAGGACTCACAGAGGCAGGCATCGCAAAGGTGCTGAAGTATACCGACTACGGATTCGAACTTGACGAAAATGGCAAAGTAAAGGATGCCAAGGATATGATCAAGAGTATCCGGGAAGAGTGGTCGGAGCACATCCAGAAGGTTGACGAGCACGGGGCAACAACCCCGAATCCGCCGACAAGAGGAAGCGGAAAGAAATACACAACAAAAGATGAGATCATGGAAATCAAGGATACTGCCGAAAGACAGAGGGCTATTGCCGACAACCATGACCTTTTCGGATTTTAAGAGAGAGGTATAAAAAATGGCAAATGAAGTTTATAAAACTGCCGAAACTAATCTGATTACACAGGCACAGATGGCAAAGGCTCGTGAAATTGACTTCGTACATCGTTTTACACATGGATCACTTGCAAAACTGGTTGAGGCGCTGGGAGTTACCCGGAAAGTTCCGATGATGGAAGGCACAACGCTTTATGTTTACACCACATCGGGAACGATTCAGAACGGCGCAGTTCCCGAGGGCGAGATCATCCCCCTTTCACAGTATCAGACCACAAAGACCCCGGTTGGCGAGATCACGCTGAACAAGTGGAGAAAAGCAGTTTCCGCAGAAGCGATCAAAAAGAGCGGACTGGAGGCGGCTGTTGCTGATACCGATGCGGCACTGCTTAAGGACGTACAGGGCGGCATCAGAACGCAGTTCTTCGGACTGCTTAACGGAACAATCACTGGATCTGTCACAGCAACAGGCGTTGGTTTACAGGCGGCTCTTGCGGACGCATGGGGCAAGTTACAGGTTGCCTTTGAGGACGATACCGCAGAGGCAGTATACTTCCTTAACCCGGCTGACGTTGCCAAATACCTTGGCACAGCACAGGTTTCCATGCAGACAGCGTTCGGCATGAACTACATCGAAAACTTCCTTGGACTGGGTACGGTCATCCTTTCCAGTAGGATCACCGCAGGCACTTTCGTTGCCACAGCCAAGGAAAATCTGATCATGTACTACCTGACCATGAGCGGAGATATCGCACAGGCTTTCGATCTGACCGCAGATGATACTGGTTTTATCGGCATCAAGTCTGGCTACCAGAACGAGGAAAGAGCACAGCTTGAGTCCCTTGTCATGGACGGCATCGTATTCCTCGTTGAGTATGCGGCAGGTGTGGTCAAGGGTACGATCACGAGCGGTACTTGATGTACAAGGCACTGACCACATTTGCAGACCTTGAAGATGGGGAACACATCTATCACGAGGGAGATGAGTTCCCCAGGACTGGAGTCAAGGTCAGCAAGGAAAGAATTGATTTTCTCAGCGGAAGTAAAAACCTGCTGGGGAAGCCTGTCATTGAAAAGGTGACGAAAAGGAGCAAGTGAGATGTTGACGGAAGTATGCGCAGAACTCAGAAACTGGTTTTGCCGTGAGAAGTATTTCGGGACGATCACTATTAAGGATAACGTGGTTTATATCACCAACAAAAGGGGCATCTTCGTCACTGGTGACATCCCGGTGAGAGACTATATACAAGAGGGGCAGTACTTCCGAATCATCGGCAGTCTTTTCAATGATGGGGTTTATAAGATGCCCTCTTCAGAACTCAAGGATGAGACGTTTGAAGGGGCAATCTGGGCGATGGCTGTTCCTCCTGCAGTCATCGCTTTGGCTGATGAAATAGCGGCATGGCGTAAAAGGTACGAGACGGAAGACAGCGGAGCATTATCCCCCTATATGTCTGAGTCCTTCGGTGGCTATTCGTATTCCAAGGGCTCTTCCGCTTCACAATCCGGGAATACACGCCCGACATCTTGGCAGAGCGTATTTGCCGCACGCCTGGATCATTGGAGGAAAGTATGAGCCTATTAGCAGAAGCATTTGAGCCCTGTGTGATGATAGACAAAACCACACAGCCTGACGGTTATGGCGGCATTGAAGTGGCATGGACAGACGGAGCACAGTTTGAGTGTGCAATTGTTTTGGATACGTCCATGCAGGCAAGAATTGCCGAGGCGCAGGGAGTTAAAGGGCTGTACACCATCACCACACGAAAGGGCATTAATCTACAGTACCATGACGTACTGCGCCGGGTGAGAGATGGAAAAATCTTCCGGGTCACATCGGACGGGGATGACAAGCGCACTCCTGCAAGTGCAGGGCTCAACATGAGACAGGTCAGTGCGGAGGAATGGGAGCTGCCGAATGGATAAAGAACAGGCTATACAGGCTTTTTGGGAGAGTTTCGGACTCCCGGCATATGATGAGTACGCCGTTCCCGATGATGCCAAGATGCCGTATATAACGTATACGTCAATGACAGGGGCTGTCGGTGATGTGCTTGCACTGTCGGGATCAATTTGGTATTACTCCCCTTCATGGAAAGATATTTCACGGAAAAGGGATGAGATCGCACAGGCGGTCGGGGAAAGCGGCTATCACATTATGCCCATTGACGGCGGCTATTTATGGATAAAGCGAGGCATCCCCTTTTCACAGCGCATGAGTGAGCCGGGGAGCGATATGACCCGGCGAATGTACATCAATTTACTTGCGGAGTTTTTAACCGCATATTGAGGAGATAAAGCATGGGTACTTTTACAAAAATCAGTTCCACTGCATTTAACGAGATGCAGTTGGACGCAGGAGTACTGCTTAACACATTTAATCCTGCAACCCCAGCAGTAGCGGACAATGCAATCATTACAGCAACAACAGGCGGTATTACTGCTTCTTGCAAACCGACATATAGTGACCTTGGCGAGGACGTGGACAACTGCCCGAACAACACCAAGGAACTGAAACACCTTGACGGTTGGGACTGTAAGATGTCATTTACCGCCCTTGGAACGACACCTGCGGCAATCAAACTTGCCCTTGGTGCGGCGGACATTGACGGCACGGACAGCTCAAAGATCATCCCGAGAAGGGATCTGCAGCAGACTGACTTTACAGACATTTGGTGGGTCGGTGATAAGGCGGACGGCGGCATGGTAGCGATCAAACTGATCAACGCCCTGTCAACATCTGGTTTTGAACTCAAAACCGCCAAGAACGGCAAAGGACAGGTTTCTGTTGAGTTGACAGGTCATGTCAGCATTAATGAACAGGATGTCATGCCTATGGAGTTTTATAGCAAAAACGGCTGATGATTTTTACAGGAGGAAATCATGAGGTTATCGGACTTTAAAGACGATGAGGCACTTGATGTCTTAGCTGATATTTTAGAGCCAGCGGCAGAGATCCTTGCTGATGAGGAAATAGAACGTATGCGGAACGCAAAGACGAACCGCATCAAGATCATTGCCTATGCGATCAAAAACCACAAAAGGGCAGTAATCGAAATCCTTGCAAGGCTTGATAATACCCCGGTGGAGGACTACCACGTTAACGCTGTTACGCTCCCAATACAGCTTTTGACGCTTGTCAATGACCCGGAGTTGCAGATCCTTTTTACATCGCAGGGTCAGAACAGCGGCGTGACGAGTTCTGGCTCTGCTATGGTGAGTACAGAGGCAAAAGAAAGCTAAAGCACTTTATGCAGTATTATACGGCGCAGTGTCGTAAGTCCGAAAGAGACGAAGCACTGCGCATTTATGTATCTGACTGTCTGATGATCATGACGAAGAACACAGCGCAGTTGTGCGGTGGTCAGATCATGTCAAAGCGTTATACGGATATACTGAATGGGGAGAAGGAAGAAAAACGTACCCCGGAAGAGATCATAAACGGCATAAAGGCAAAGTGCGACACAGTGAGGGAAGCTAATGACAGTATTTGAATTAATGGCAACGCTCAAACTTGATAAGTCAGAATATGAACAGGGCTTGAGCGATGCCGAAACGGATGCCGAGAAAGGCGGTCAGTCAATTGGACAAAAAGTAACTGGCGGACTTAACAAAGCGGCAAAAACATTTGCTCCCTTTTCAGCGGCGGCGGCGGCAGTTCTAGTCCCGGCTACAAAGGGGGCGTTGGACTACCAAGACAGCGTTGCCAAGGTAACAACGTTGCTTGATATGTCAAAGACCTCAGTTGGCGATTTACAAGATATGTTCCTTGGCTTGTCGAACGCTACAGGGCTTTCGGCTTCGTCTGTCGCAGAGGCAGGCTATCAAGCGTTGTCGGCTTCGGTTGATTATGAGCATTTGGGGTCATTCCTTGAGACAGCAACAAGCCTTGCGAAGGTCGGCTTTACGGACTCCGCAACGGCAACGGATGTATTAACAACAGCTATCAACGCATACGGTCTATCCGCAGGGGATGCGGACAAGGTTGCCAACATGCTTGTCAACACGCAGAACTTAGGTAAAACGTCCGTTAATGAGTTAGCTAGTTCAATGGGGCGCGTCATCCCAACAGCATCAGCCATGAATGTTGGCTTGGATCAGTTGTCGAGTGCGTATGCGATCCTGACAAAGGGCGGTATCAATACAGCACAGTCCACAACCTATCTTGGCGCAATGCTGAATGAACTGGGAGACAGCGGCACAACGGTTGGCGGCATCCTTAAGAACAAGACAGGGAAATCGTTCCAAGATCTGATGGCTGATGGCTACACGCTTGACGATGTGATGGGCGTCCTCAAGACATCTGCGGATGAGCAGGGCATAGCCTTTAACGAACTTTGGGGGAGCACAACGGCAGGATCTGCGGCTCTTGCACTTGTCAATGCCCCGGCAGGCGAGTTTACGGACACCCTTGAGAGTATGAACAGCGGGGCAGACCTTTTGGGCGAAGGATTGGAAAAGCTAGACACCCCGGCGCAGATGGCAAGGGAAGCAATCAATCAGCTGAAGAACAGCGGTATTGAGTTAGGGCTGTCACTCCTAGAGGCACTTACCCCGATCATACAAGCGGTTGCTGACGGGATATCGAACCTAACATCATGGTTCAGCAACCTTGATGATGTCACTAAAACTATCATCGTTACTGTGATTGGGCTGATTGCGGCGGCAACCCCGATTATGGGTCTTATATCCGGGATCATCTCAGCCATCGGGTTTATCTTCTCGCCAATTGGTGGTGTCATTCTTGCAATCACTGGGATTGTTACAGCCATTACAATCTTGTGGAACACCTCCGAGGAGTTCCGAAGCGGCGTTATCGCAATTTGGAACGGTATCAAGACAGGAGTAACAACAGCCATCAATGCTCTCAAATCCGGGGCAATAGCGGCTTGGAACGGCATCAAATCGGGCGTAACGAACATTGTTAACGGCATCAAGACCACGGTTACGAATGTGTGGAACGGAATTAAGACGGCGGTTTCCACAGCGATCAACGGTGTTAAATCCGCAATCTCAACCGGGATGAATGCGGCAAAGAGCACTGTCAGTTCCATCCTTGATGCTATCAAGAGCAAGTTTACAAGCGTCTTCGAGGGCGTAAAAAATGCGGTACGGAATGCAATCAACACCGTGAAATCAATTATGAACTTCAGTTGGCATCTTCCGCACCTGTCGTTGCCACATATCAGCATCAGCGGCGGCTTTTCGCTAAATCCGTTGAGTGTACCGCATTTTGGTATCAGCTGGAACAAAAAGGCTCTGAGAAACGCTTATCTGTTGGATGATGCAACGATCTTCGGGGAGCGAGGCGGAACGCTTCTTGGAGGCGGCGAAGCCGGGTCGGAAATGATCATCGGTACAGGATTACTGCAGGGCATGATTGACGAGTCCGTAAAGGATGCCACGGTGGAGGAAAGCAACACGGATGGCGAGATCCTTAAGCAGATTTTGACACTACTGCGGCAGTACATCCCGGACATGGCAAATATGCAACTCGTAACCGATACAGGCGCACTGGTCGGACAGCTTGCCCCGGCGATGGATGCACAGTTGGGAGTGATAGCAAGGAGGCGGTCATATGCATGAGGTTTTAAGAGGCGTGCAGTTCTCCGATTATCATTCCTATGAGGACTGGGGGCTTTTGCTTGTATCAAAGACCATCGGTGCGCCCGAACCAAAGACGGAGACGGTGGACGTTCCTGGAATGGATGGTGTGTTGGATCTGACGGAAGCCCTTGGGCTTGTAAGATACAGCAACAGGGAACTTAAGTTCAGATTTAAGGTGATAGACCGTGGACGCTTCCACAGCGTTTATACACTGGTTGCAACGTATCTTCACGGCAAGAAAAGACAGATCATCATTGACGATGACCCGAATTATTACTATGTAGGGCGTTGTATAATGGGCGATTTACAACCCGGAAAGATACAGGCGTACATTGATGTTACGGTGGACGCAGAGCCGTACAAGTACGAGACTGACGCAATCGTGCCGACAGGCAATTGGCAGTGGAATCCGTTCAGTTTCCGGGATGGCATCACCTACAACACGGAATACACCATCAGCGGAACGCAGGAGATCACGCTTGCCAACAGGGGAATGAGAGTATCCCCAACATTCACATTATCCGCCCCGATGACTATATCATTTAATGGCGTTACATATAGTCTCCCGGCAGGGGAAACAACAGTATACGATATCCTGCTTGACCGTGGCGGAAACGTCTTAACGGTCACAGGAGAAGGCACACTGACGGCATGGTATAGAGGAGGTGCATTGTAATGTACAAAGTCAAAGTAGACGGAAATACAATCTACAATCCTGCTTCTTCTGACCTTGTTATCGTTGACCCGAAGCTGACGCTTGAGGTCAACAACGCCGGGGAGTTTGAATTTGTTATGCCGCCTACGCATCCGATGTATGGAAGCGTGGAGCGGCTTTCTTCGGTTGTCACGGTCGAGGAAGATGGAGCAACCATTTTCGAGGGTCGGGTCACTGAGGAAAAAACTGACTTTTGGAAGCGGAAGACGTATCACTGCGAGGGGTGCTTGGCATATCTCAAGGATACCAAACAGCCCCCGGCAGAGTACCACAATTTAACAGTCAGACAGTACCTTGGCATACTGCTGAATATCCATAATTCAAAGGTCACGGCAGACAAGCAGTTCGAGTTAGGAGCGGTCACGGTCACGGACAGCAATGACAGCCTATACAGATATACCAACTGGGAGTCAACGCTACAGTGTATCAATGATGATTTGTTGAAATCACTGGGCGGCTATCTCCGCATCCGATACGAGGGCGGAAAGAGATACCTTGATTACCTTGCGGCATTCCCAAACACAAACAGTCAGATCATCCGCTTCGGGCGCAACCTTTTAGATTACGCATCATCTTATGACTCAAGTGATTACTGCACAGTACTGATACCGCAGGGGGCGGAACTTGAGGAAAGCCCGATTCCGGCTTTGCATCAGCGGTTAAGCATTGAGGATGTAAACGGCGGCAGTCCGTATCTTGTCAATGCTGATGCAGTGGCGGAGCATGGATGGATTGAAAAGGTCATTGAGTGGGATGGGGTACACGTAGCAACGACACTTCTTCGCAAAGGCAAAAAGTACCTTGAAGATGTGCAGTTTGACAGTATGGTGCTTTCCATCAAGGCAATTGACCTGCACAAGCTGAACCCGGAGATTGAAAGCATAAAGCTAATGGACGAGATCCGGGCAATCAGCAAGCCGCACGGCATGGACAGGATTTTCCCGGTCACTAAAGTATCAATACCTTTGGACAGCGCAAGCGGCACAGAGTACACACTGGGAACGAAGGTCACTCACTCGCTGACAAGTACAACCGAGGCGGCGAACGAGGACATCCTAAACCGCATCAAAAGGGCAAAGACTCCGCAACAGATCTTGGAAAGCGCACAGGATAACGCAAGCGAATTGATCAAGTCCGCCCTTAATGGGTACGTTGTTATCACTGACGATGCGTCAGAACTCTTGGTCATGGACACGCCAGACATCAACACAGCCCGGAAAGTGTGGCGATGGAACGTCAACGGTCTTGGCTATTCAAATAACGGCTATGATGGGCAGTATGGCTTGGCGTTGACGATGGACGGCGCAATCGTGGCGGACTTTATCACCACAGGAACTCTGAATGCCAATCTTCTTCGGGCAGGGCGTATCGAGGATGCGGCAGGCTATAACTACTGGGATCTACAGACAGGTGATTTCCATCTGCTTGCCCTTCAGAACTACGCTATGAAGGCAAATACCATCATAGACACCACGCCGCAGTACGCCGTCAGCACATCTTCCACAACCGCCCCGACAACCGGGTGGAGTACCGAGACTCCCGAATGGGAAGAGGGAAAGTATGTGTGGTTCAGATTGCAGATGGTCAACGGCAACAATCAAGCCACATATTCGGCGGCGGTATGTATCCAAGGGGCAAAGGGTGAAGCAGGTACTTCGGTAACGATCATTGGCTCTTACGCAACCTTGGCGGAGTTACAAGCGGCGCATCCTACAGGCGCACTGGGAGATGCCTACATGGTCGGAAATGACCTGTATGTATGGAACGGTTCGGCATGGGAAGATGTGGGGCAGATCCGAGGCGAGGACGGCAGAGACGCAACGCAGTACTACACATATTTTGCTTACGCTACATCCTCTGACGGTTCACAGGGATTTTCCACTCAGCCTTTTGCCGGGGCAACATATATGGGCGTGTGTACGGTCACAAGCCCGACACAGCCGCAGACCTACAGTACGTACAAGTGGTCACAGGCAAAGGGTGACAAGGGTGTAGGAGTCACTTCGCAAGTACCGCAGTATTATCTGTCTGAGAGCAGTGTAACGCAGACCGGGGGTATGTGGAGCGAGGACGAACCACAATGGCAGAGCGGCTATTACATATGGTCACGGCTGAAGATCGAGTGGTCATCCGGGGCAACAACCTATACGTCACCGATACTTGCCAAGGCACTCAACAGCGCAAATCAAACGGCGGCATCTGCTGAAAGCACAGCACAGGCGGCGGAGGAAACCGCACATGAAGCGGAAGAGGCAGTTAACACCCTTGACGAGTCACTATACACCGAGGAGATTTTCAACAGGCTGACAAACAACGGCGCAGTGCAGGGCATTACGATGAGCAACGGCAACCTGTATGTTAATGCGTCTTATATCAATTCGGGCATCCTCAACGCAGATTTGATCAAGAGTGGAACGATCAACGCAAATCTAATTAAATCGGGAACGATCAACGCAAATCTAATAAAATCGGGCACGATCAACGCAGATTTGATCAAGGCAGGCACGATTAACGCAGATTTGATTAAATCGGGCACGATCAACGCAGATTTGATTAAATCGGGCACGATCAACGCTGATTTGATAAAAGCAGGCACGATCTCGGATGCCAAGGGGAACAACTACTGGAATCTTAACACCGGGGAGTTTTCCCTGTCTGCCTACGCTACAAACAGCAGGGTTGATGCTGTCGAAGCAACCGCACAGGATGCGGCAGTGGAAGCGGAAACAGCAAAGAGCGTGGCGGATGCCTTGGACAAGTCGCTGGACTCGGCAGAGGTTTTTAACCGTCTGACCGATAACGGTAAAATCAAAGGCATTACGATGAGCAACGGCAACCTGTACGTTAATGCAACCTACATTAACTCGGGATACCTTAGCGCAAACCGTATACAGGGCGGAACGCTGAAACTTGGCGGTTCAAACAACACATACGGCAAGATATCGATCTATGACGCATCCGGGACGCTGAAAGGAACGATCAACAGCGGCGGCATATCCGCACAGCTTGGGCAGTTCAACGCTATCAACATTGATAACATCGATGGTGACAACAGCGCATCCATAACGCTCAACTCAGAGCGGTTGGATATTGAGGCAGGGACGTTGCCTGTATGGGTGCATAACCTGCACACAAATCAGTTGGATGTAACAACGCTTGGAGCAACCAACGCATATATCACATATGACAATGTAACGAACCTGTACGCAAATTATGTCGAACTGACCGGGGACTTCGTGTGGTGGACTTCCACAGCGAAAGCAAATTATGTTTTCGCAAGGGAAGCGAGGTCATCAAGTCCGACAGGGTACACACTCGTTATCCCGGACGCACAGATTGCAAGGCTTTCGTTTCAGCCGTGGAATCCGGCGAATGCGTCAACGTATTACAGACCTGTTGCAAGCTATGGCACGAACGGCAACAGGGTCAATTATATATCGGCGCATAGTTCGTCCCACAGCGTACCGAACAGTTTAGGTGTTAACGCACAGTTCGGCAGTACGTCAGCCTATAGCACAAAAAACTTTGCGCCGAGCAGTTCGGATATCCGCCTGAAAGAGAACGTGAAGGATTGCGAGATTGAGGCGTTACCGTTCATCCAAAAGATACGGATGCGGCAGTTTGATTGGAAGGAAAACGGCGTGCATCAAGACTGCGGTTTTGTGGCGGACGAGTTGGAACAGCTTGATCAAAATCTTTCCATCGGCGGCGGATATGAGGAAGACGGAACAATGAATGAGAAGTCGGTCAACGATTTCTATTTGTTGGGGTACATGGTGAAGGCTATGCAGGAAATGCAGGCAGAGATTGACTACTTGAAAGGAGTGGTGAAAGATGGCATCAATCGCAGGGTGGATTGAGAAGATAAAGACCGCTATATACGGCGAAGAAGTCCGAGGGGCGATATGGCAGAGCCTTGAGGCGATGAATACCGAAGTCGAGGCTATCAACGTTGACGAGGATCAGATCGAGCAGAACAAACAGGATATCGCAACAAACACGGCGGCAATTACAGCCTTAAATAGCAGAACAGTTGTATCGGCAGTAAATAACAGAACTATGATTTCAGCAAACGATATTACACTTAATAATTGCACAGGAGATATTACGAGTACATTATACATACATATTTCTGGTAGTGTTGCAATGATTGAAGGACGGATAACTATAAAAAATTATGTTCGTACAGGTGGTAATCCGGGCGTTACCATTGCTTTACCTAATAAAAGAGTTAAGAGGAATTTTTCAATTAATTCCGGATTTACTGCAACAAGCACAAATGGCGTAAGAAATGGAGAGATATTAAATATAAGTGGTTCTCAAAATCAAACACAGATTTCTATAAACACAACTGAAACCCACAGTAATCTCGGCTCTAATACATATGTATGGTTTATAATTATGCCTGTATTCTTTGAGATTGTATAAAGGGAAATTTAAGTCTGTAAATAACCAGGGAAAAAGCCCCGGAGAAAAGGAGTAGGACATGGCAAAAACACTTACACTCAAAGACGGCACGCAGTACACCTGCGCCGTCACATCCACAATTACATCACTCATTATCCCGGCATCTGACTTTGCAGAGGTCGGCGCAATTTATGACACGCTGACCCCGGAAAACCTGTCTGAGTGCAGTCTTGACGGCGTACCATACACAGACGTTATCCCGGAAGGCGTAACAGCATCTGCGGCAGGCGGCATTATCACTGCTGAGTTTTCGTGCCGTATGGGTATCAATGACCGCATCGAAGCCGAAAGACAGGCGGCAGTTGACGAGTACACCATGCAGTTGATCGAAGAGGGGGTGCTGTAATGAGAACGTTAGTAGAAAGTTTGAAAAGGCTGTACCATGCAGGCAGACTGACCCTTGAGCAGATACAGGCAAGGCTTGAAAAAGGAACGATCACACAGGAAGAGTACGATTACATCATCGGGGAGTAAAGACCTATGGACGCAATAAAAGAAATCACATTTACACATCGCTACTGGATCATCTTACTTCCGCTTATACTGATCGGTGCTGACATCGTGACCGGGTGGATACAGGCATCAGTCAATGGCACATGGGATAGTACCAAGATGCGGAAAGGGCTGTACAGGAAGAGCGGCGAACTGCTGACGATACTTGTGGCGTATGCAATACAGGAAGCAGTAACGCTGTCGGTTGACGTTACTGCGTGCATCTCAACTTATGTTATCATCATGGAGTTGCTTTCAATCGTTGAGAACTTGGATCAGGCAGGCATCCCTGTTCCAACATTTGTTCGGTCAAAACTTGGCAAGGTGGCAAAAGAAATTGACGAGGCAGAGGACGAGAAATGATTGAGTTCATCATCATTATCATTGCCTTTGTGCTTGTGTGGCTCATCCGGGAGACAGGGCGTTGGATTGACGAGATATGGAGGAACACGCATGACGAGTAGGGAAAGAGTATGGAAAACGCTTGTCAATGCAGGAATGACCCCGGAAGGGGCGGCAGGGCTGATGGGCAATTTGCAGGCAGAGAGCGGCATCATCCCGAACAGGGTTGAGATCCTGTGCCTACAGCGGTACAGGGAAATAGGCAAGTATTACACAGACTCAACCTATACGGCGTTTGTTGACGATGGTACAATCACAAGGGCGGAGTTCATCCGCCCTATGGGAAAGCAATACGGTTACGGTCTGGCGCAGTGGACATCTCCAGGAAGGAAAACGGCGTTATATGACAGATGTAAAACCGCAGGGGCATCAATCGGGGATCTGACCACGCAGTGCCTTTTCCTTGTTGATGAGTTAAAGACATCGTATAAGCCTGTATGGAGCGTACTTGCCACAACGCACGACATCCGCATGGCATCCGATACGGTACTCAAAAAATATGAGATGCCTGCGGACGTTGGGGAGTCAGTACAGCTTACAAGATACCAGTACGCCAAACAGATATATGACGAGTATGCCGAGAAGGGTGACGGCGTGACGGCTGACGATGTGCTTAAAATCTTCCGGGCGTGGATAGGATACAGCGAAGCCACAGGCAAGCACAAACAGATCATTGATATCTACAATCAATACTGCGCAGAACACGGATATCCAAGAGGATACAAGGTACAATACACAGACTCTTGGTGCGACACATGCCTGTCTGCGGCATTTATCAAAGCCGGGGCTGTAGATCTGATCGGCGGAGTTGAGTGCGGCGTGGAAGAACACGTTCAAATCTTCAAACGCAAGGGCATTTGGATCGAGGACGGTACGATAACCCCACAGCCTGGTGACATCATCGTTTACAACTGGGATGCAAGCACACAGCCTAATGACGGCTACGCAGACCACATCGGCATCGTGGAAAGTTTCACGAGCGGCAGGGAAGTAACGATTGAGGGCAACTATCACAACAGTGTTTCCCGGCGATACCTTAACGTTGGAGATGGATGCATCCGAGGATACGCACGCCCAGTATACGCACAGAAAGCGGCACAGAGCGGCGTTTCTAATACTGATGATAAAATATACCAGTTCGGCGTGAAAACCGTCAGAAAAGGCTCACAGGGGGCTTCAGCGGCACTCCTGCAACGCTTGCTCATTGGATGGGGCTACGATCCGCAGGGCGTGGACGGCAACGCAGGCAAGCAGACCATAAAGTCACTCAAAGAGTTTCAGACGGACGCTGACTTGGCTGTTGACGGTGTGTGCGGTAAATACACCTGGAAGAAAATCCTTGGATTGTGATATAATGGATCTGAGGAGGGCATGAACATGGAAGATAAGAGCGTAAGCTACATTGTACATGAAGGAATGATGGCACGGCAGGAGCGGACAATTAAACGCCTCTGGATTTTGTGCATCATCATCTTTTTGGCTTTGATCGGAACTAACGCCGGGTGGATATATTACGAAAGCCAGTTCGTTGATGAGGTAACGGAGTCTGTTGAATCGGTGGCTGATGACGGCGGCACGGCATACGGAACGCTGATTACTGGATACAATAACGGAGCATATTATGGCACGAGTCAAAGTGACCCGGACTAAAAGAAGGGTCAGAAAAACAGGCGGCAATTCGGGATATGTAAAATGCAATATGTGCCACGGCACAGGGCGTGTCAAAAGAAAATGAGGGATTATAAAAACAGTGAAATCTCAGCGTTGATTGACGAGTACATACACAACGAACGTGACCGCAGTCTTTTGAAGCGGCGGCTGATTGATGGCATCTGTTATGAGCCGCTTGCGGAAGAGTTTCGGTTGTCAGTACAGCGCACAAAAACGATAGTGTACAAGGCACAGGAAAAGCTGTTCAGACACTTGGAATAAAAATCAAATATTAGACGAAAGAAGGACTTTCACTTGCTCGTGGAAGCCCTTCTTTTTTTGTACACTTTTTCCAAAAGTGAGGGCGTTATGTGGAGACAGTACAATCCGAATCCGATGGGCAAAAGGGTAGATGACTGCGTGGTGCGTGCTTTAGCAGTCGCACTGAATTTAACATGGAACAGGGCATTTGATTTGGTATCCGACAAAGCGAAGCAGATGGGCAATATGCCGCATGCAGACGCTGTGTGGGGAGCAGTTCTCCGTGAGCATGGATTTCAGCGTAAGGCGGTTCCAAACACTTGCCCGGATTGCTACACGGCTGATGACTTCTGCCGGGATCATCCGCAGGGCGTGTATGTTTTAGCCTTCGGCGGACACGTTGCCACGGTCGTAGACGGATTGCTTTTTGATACATGGAACAGCAGTGACGAAAGTCCGCAGTACTATTGGCGCAGGAGGTAGAGCATGGCATACGGTTATCCAATGAGTTACCAGTATCCGCAGTATCAGCAGAACAATGGAATCATGTGGGTTCAAGGTGAAGCAGGGGCAAAGTCATATCTTGTTGCCCCAAATCAGACAGTGCAGTTGTGGGATAGCGAAGCGCAGACGATATATCTAAAGTCGGCGGATGCTTCCGGGATGCCGTCAATGAAGATACTTGACTACACGATCCGGGAAGCATCACAGCCAATGCCGAAGATTGCAAGCGGCGATTATGTGACCCGTGAAGAATTACAGCGTTTCCGTGAGGAAATACTGGAAACGGTGAGGAAGGAGGGCAAACATGAATCCCCTTTACAGTCAGATGAATAACAACAATCTTTTACAGCGGTTTATGCAGTTTAAGCAGACTTTCCGTGGAGATCCGCAGGCTCAGGTTCAACAGCTTCTGAATTCCGGGAAGGTGACGCAGGATCAGTACAACCAAGCAGTCCAGACGGCGCAACAGTTAAGCCGTATGCTTGGAATGAAATAGAATACATTTTCAGCTGAAATGTAGAAATAAAAGAAGGAGGTTAATGTTATGGCATTAACAGATGACTCTATGGTTTTACCAGTAACACCTATGGGAAACGGAAACGGAGGTTTCGGCATCGGTGACGGAAACGGTTTTTGGATCATCCTCCTGTTCATCCTGCTCGGTGGTTGGAATAACGGCGGCGTTGGCGGCTTCGGCGGCGGCGATCTGTATCCGTGGCTGAACAATTCACAGAATATCAATGGCGGCTTCCGGGATCAGATGCTCAACACTTCCGTAAATGGCATTCAGAACGCTATTACAAGCGGATTTGGCGATGTACAGACGGCGCTTTGCGGCGGTTTTGCAGGAGTGAACGCTTCCATCAATGGGGCGCAGAACGCAATCGCACAGCAGATGTACGGCAATCAGATCGCAGATATGGAGAGATCCTATGCGGCACAGACGGCAAGCACGGCAGGAATGACAGCATTACAGGCACAGCTTGCTCAGTGTTGCTGTGATAACAGATCGGCAACAGCAGACCTCAAGTACACGGTTGCGACTGAGGAATGTGCCACCAGGAACAATTCCACAATGAACACCCGTGACATCATTGACGCTCAGACAAGAGGGACACAGGCTATCCTCGATAAGCTCTGCGCACTTGAACTTGATGGCGTAAAAGGTCAGCTTGCACAGGCACAGCGTGAGAACGTTGGACTTCAGAATCAGCTGAACATGGCAACAATGCAGGCTTCTCAGACCGCACAGACCGCTCAGATCCTTGCAGGACAGGCAGCGGAAATTGACGGTGTATATAACCGCTTGAAAAACTGCCCGGTTCCGAGTATGCCCGTATACGGCAACACTCCGATTTTTACCTGCGGAAACAACGGCGGTTGCGGATGCGGCGGATCATTTTGATGAATGATATTCTACGGGGCGGCACGTCTGCCCTGTATTGATAAGGAGAGACAACATGAGTTGTAAGAATGTTTGCAGACTTTGTAATCATCTTGTGATTTCAACGGCAGTTGCCTTTACAGACGGGAATTTGGTCATAACGCTCCCTGCGGACACTTTCGCAGACGGTGAGAAGGTGTGTATTGTCATTGCACAGACCATCCCGGCGGAAACAACCATTAACGCTCCGGTTATGATCCAGATAGGGGACGGAACGGAGATGTATCCGCTTACAACCCGGTGTTGTGCACAGGTGTCTGCTTGCGGTGTGAGGACACGGACAAGATATGCGACCCGTGTAGTTACTTCCGCAACTGGGGCAACATTTAGGATGCTTGGAAATCCTATGTGTACACCGAATTACAACCTTCAGTCTATAAACGGCACAGCCCCGGCGGAAGCACCGGCCGGGAATTGAATCGCAAGAAAAGGAGAATAACATGGATTACACGAAAGATTTACATGAAATGTGCGAAATCCTCTCCCGGGAACTGAGCGAAGCCAATGAGAAGATCAGACAGGCTGGCGGCAAAATGTCCGGCTCTGATTTGGATTATGTAGATAAGCTTACTCATGCCCTTAAGTCCATCAAGACAACCATTGCCATGATGGAAGCTGACGAAGGGACATCCAGTCGGATGTATCCGTACTATGGCGGATCGTACAATGATGGCTCGTATAACGGAGACTCGTACAGAGGTCGTTCCTCGTATGCCAGAGGACGCATGAATGCCCGGCGTGACAGCATGGGCAGATACTCCGGTGATGACAACATGGTAGCGGAACTGCGTGAACTGATGCAGGACGCACCGGATGAACAGACCAGGAAGGAATTTGAACGCTTTATCCAGAAGATAGAGCGGATGTAAGGGGGGTGAGTCCTCTTGATTACTGAACAGGATCTGCGGCAGGCAATCGCAGAATGTCAAGGGGAGCGGAACCCGAATGCACAGACTTGTATCAAGTTGGCAGCGTACTATACCATCTTAGACCACACAGAAGAGAAACCCATTGACACAGGCTATTCCGGGGCGGCATATAAACCCGAATCGGAATACAGATCAGAAACGGAATTCGGGAGATTGGTCAGCCGCATGAAGTATGAGGACGTGCTTTTTGTGGTTGATGACTTGATGGATGCTCTGAAGGTTCTCAATCCGAGGCTATATGATGGCGTAATACGCAATTTGGAAGACCGGGCGTAAAACCCCGGTTTTTCTATGCTCAAAACTCTTTTTTACCTACTGGATTATATCGGCGAACAGTGACCTACTTGTAACGCACTTGTCACAAAGGCACACAGGATGACTGTAAAACCGGGCGCTGACTGATACCCATTTGGAAGCGGACGCAACAACGAAAGAGCGGAAGAAACCGTGTATTTACGGTACTTCCGCTCTTTTTACGTTGCCGTACACAACCTATAATTAACGTCTACTTGTCACAACTTGTCACAATTGGGCAAGCAATTTTTTCGATGGATGCCCTCAATTCATCGAGCGTCCTATGACCGTATACGGCGTTGGTGATATCGCTGCCGAAGGAATGACCCAACATTCTTTTGCGGTCTGCCTCTGGTACTCCGTAAGTCTCACACAGCCGGGAGAAGGTATGACGGCACCCATGCGGAGAATGATACCCGATGCCGATATCTGCACACAGGATTTCAAACCGTCTTCTGATTGTGCGTTGTGAGAGAGTAAGCACGCTGAATCCGCTTTTAAGCAGTGGTTGTATAGCCGAGTGTATGGGGACTATCCGGTCTCTTCCTGCGGCTGTCTTGACTCCGCCCTTAAAGTACATCTGATCCGTGTTGACTTCCATGTCTTTGTACGCCGATACCCGGAAGCCCGAATAACACATAATGAGAGCGGCGGCGGCGTTTGGATCGTCCTTGTGTTTCCATAGCAGTGCAAGGTCTGCGTCCGTGAAAGGTTCTGCGTGCTCGTTTTCCACTCCGGGCGTATGGAGCAAGTTGGATTCGTTGCGCTGGATATATCCCCGGCTGACGGCAAATCTGAAAACTTGCTTTATGTAGACAACCGCTTTCCCCCGGATCGTTTCCGCAGAAATGGCGTTGACTGTTTCCTGCATCTTTTGCAGTGACAGGCTGTCGATTGGGATGTGGTCGAGCGACGAAAGATGTTTCCGCAGATTTTTGTCTGCGTACTGCGTTCTTTCCGCCAGTGCCCTTGGAGCGTTCCGCCCGTATTTGTATTGCATAAACTCATCAGCAACCGCTCCAAAGGTCTTCTGATCGGAAGCGGCTCCGATGGTTGAGAGGACACGGCGGCAGAATGCGTCAAGGTCGGCATAGCTTGCCTGTCTTTCCTTGGCAACGTCAAACTCCATACCGGGATAGTATCGCCCTTGATGCCAAGCTGTCAGGACAGCAAAAGCCGTGTACCAGTCGGCGCAATAGCATATTGCCTTCGGGGTGATGTATCGCCCTTTGTCGTTGCACTGGGTCGCTGGTGGATGTACTGCATACGGTCGGGATCTGCCGCTTCCAAGAAAGCGTATACTGCCATAGCCGTTCGGGAGATTGGGATGTTTCCTTTTCACATTCCCACTTCCCTTCCTGTTCTACCTGTGCTATACTTAATAGCGCAAAAAGAAAATACGATTAAATACATGCTGTGTTTTTTCTTTTTCATTTTTAATTCTCCCTTCGGGGCATCGAGCGCAACGATGCCCCACTTGATATAATGCCTCTTCGTAACTGTTAACGTATACGAGAGGAGTTCCAAAATGGACAAAAAGGATTTAACCGAAGAAGAAGCTATTATAATTGATGCGCTGAGGGCTGACCCGGAATTTGTCACCGATCTTGCTGAGATTTTAGGACAGCCAGAGCGGCGGCAAGAGCCGCAGTCCTCAGATCCGGGTGGGCATCCCGGAGCATCTTGATTAACTGTTCCTCCCTTTCGGAAAGCCTGTCACCCTCTACGGTGATGGGCTTTTTCTTTTCCTTATCTCCAAGACCCGTCAGCAGGTACTCAACATTAACATCTAAATAATCAGCTATCGTTTGGAGTGTGGTTATTTTCGGCATTGTTTTCCCCGTCCGCCATTGTGAGTATGCTGACGAGGTTATACCGCAGGCGGCATAGAAATCACCTTTCGACAGTCCCTTTTCTGCAAGTAAAGCATCAATCCTGGTTACAACGTCCGTCTTCATGGCCTGCCTCCTTCCGTTAAGTAAATCTAAGAAAATATAAAGAAACACTTTACATTAAGCGGAACTTAATGTATAATATCATTGTGGTTGAGATATGAAGCACCTCTTAACCACATTGTACAGAAACTGAATATCGTTATCAAGTAGTACTTATGAAAGGAAGGTGAGATATGGACATCAAAGGAGCAAGGCTACAGGCAGGGCTGAGGGTCACTGAAGTGGCTAAGGCTATGAAAGTGACTGAGGCTTGTGTGTACCAGTGGGAAGCAGGAGACACAAAACCAAGGATTGAAAAGCTCGTAGAGTTGGCGGATCTGTTCGGGGTAACGGTGGACGAACTGCTGAAAGGCGCATGATGGAAAGGGTAAGCGTAAGAGATGCTGCCCGGCTGTTGGGGCTGTCTGAGGACTATGTGCGATATGCACTCCGAAGAGGTGAGTTGCCAATAGGAAGGGCAATTAAGGGAAAAGGCAAGCATTACATTTATTTGATCTACAGGGAGTTGTTGGAAAGGGAGGTGAAAGGATGAAACAGAGCGAACTGTTGAGATTGTATTCCCACATGCGGACGGCACTTTTTATCACTGTTCCGATTGCTGGATGGGGGTTTACCTACTGGCTGAGTAGTGGTGAGGCGTTGGCATCTGTGCTGATTGGAATGGCGATAACCCTGCCGCTTTTTGATATTCTTCCGAGCAAGGCGGAAATCAGTCACAGCCTCATGTCGGAGCGAAAGCGGCAGGAAAACATCTGGTTCAAGATGCTGTAAAAAACCCCGGCGCACAAGGGTAAGCGCAACCGGGGAGATTAAGGGATACGGTGATTATATCACAGGGAGGAACGAAATGAAAGAAAGAATGATTGAGGTATTCGGACTTGCCTTTGATGTCAACGAGGCTTGTGAAAATGTCCTTGTGTGCGTTGATTACTCAAGGATGGGAGCCGTTTTGTCTATCCGTCAAAACGGCGAGGTTACAACGTACTGGAGTACAACAGACTATTTTGCTTCCGACTGGATCGTTGATCCTGGCTTTACAAAAGCAGAAGCGGCGTTGAAAGCAATTCTGAAGGAGGCGAAGACGGCATGACTATCCCGGACAACGCTGATCTGTACGATATGTACGACAGGGAACAGGAACGCTTAAGCAGGCATGACAAGGAAGTGGTCACGGAGTGTGACCTGTGCGGTAAAGAAATCCTTGAGGATGAGGATTACATGTACATAGAGCCGTGGGATAAATGCCTCTGTGAGGACTGCGCAACAGTAAAACTGGATAAGATGTGGAGGACAGCATAATGGCGATATATGAAAAACTGGTGGCACTGCAGAACGAACTGAAGGCCCCGAAGGGGAACTACAACAGCTTTGGCAAATACAGATACAGATCCTGCGAGGATATTCTGGAAGCGGTCAAACCGCTCTGCAAAAAGTATGGGCTTGCGTTGGTGCTGAGTGATGATGTTGTACAGTGTGGAGACAGGATCTATATACAGGCAACAGCTACATTGACCGATACAGAGGACAGCGCACAGGTCAGGAACTTTGCACTGGCTAGGGAGTCCGCAGAAAAACGTGGAATGGATGACAGTCAGATTACAGGCACGGCATCCAGCTACGCCAGGAAATATGCGCTCAATGGGTTGTTCTGTATTGATGATACCAAGGACGCTGATACAGACGAGTACAAACGGCAGTCTGAAGGCAAAGCGGCGGCGCAGGAGACCGAAGAAAAGATATCCAAGCAGACCATCGGGCAGACCAAAGCGGCTGCACTGGCAATGAGATGTAAAGAAGCAGGGATCACCCCGGAAGCGGTCGCAAAGCTGTACAAGGTCAAGGTCTTGGTGGATATGACTGAAAAGATGCATGAGAACTGTAATGCTAACTGGTCAAAGGTGGTTGAGGCATGCAAGGCACAGGAAGGCTGATGAAGACGGAAGTCTTCTACAACTACAAAACGAAGACAACGCTGCTCCCGCTTTTGGTGGACGGTGATGCCACTGCTGACATATCGGATCTGATGGATTGTGAAGCACTGGATATCAAGGTCGTGAAGCATCGAAAGAAGCGGTCACTGGATGCCAACGCTTTGTTATGGGCGTGCTTGGGAGATATAGCAAGTGCGCTCCGGGCTGACAAGTGGGATATCTACTTGAAGATGCTCAAGCGGTACGGCAAGTACACATACATCTGCGTCAAGCCGGGTGTTGTGGATGCCGTAAAAGCACAATGGCGAGAATGCGAAGAAATCGGCAAGGTTGATATCAATGGTCATGAAGCTGTGCAACTGCTTTGCTATTTCGGATCAAGCACATACGACACCAAAGAGTTTTCGGTGTTGCTGGATGGAGTGATAAGCGAAATGAAGGAGATCGGGCTTGCCCCACCACCCAGCAAGCACATAAAGGAGGCTTTAGAGCAATGGACAAAATCACATTCAATTCCCCCGGATTAGAGCCTTCTGAGGTCTGCCCCGGCTGTGCAGTGTGCGGATCACCGTACACGGAAGTACACCATATCTTCCCTGGTACAGCAAACAGGGCGCAGTCAGAGAAGTACGGATTAACTGTTAGGCTCTGCCCGGAGCACCACAAGGAAGCGCATAAACGCCCGAATCAGGGGCTTGACCTTGAACTCAAGGAACAGGCGCAGAAATACTGGGAAAGCCTGTATGGGGGCAGAGAAGCGTTCATAAAGGCATTTGGAAGGAGTTGGCTATGAAAGGATTTGCTTTAAAGACCGATTACACGGATCTGATTGACCTGCTGTCAGATGATGACGCAGGGTTGCTGTTAAGGGCAATCATGCACTATGCAAGAGATGGTTTCGTAGAAGCAGACATTACGCAGTTTATGGAGAATGGCGTTGAGATCCTGTTTCAGATCATCCGCAAGGATATAGATGCCGAAAGAGAGGATTGCGATGAGTGACTCTTTTATCTTTTACAAATCGTTTTGGGAGTGCGTTGAGGATCTTGACCCCGGCGAGGATGCAACACCCGAAGAAAAAGACGAAGCGTTAAGGACGCAGTTCAATGTTCTCCGTGCAATTTGCGAATATGCCTTTGAGGGGAAAGAACCGCCAAGGGGTGGACTTGAATCAGCTTTGTTCCGACAGGCAAAGCCGCAGATTGATGCGAACAAACGAAGATGTGAAAATGGGAAGAAAGGCGGAAGACCAAAAACCAACGCAGAACCAAGTGAAAACCACGAAGAAGCAAAACAAAAACCTATGGTTATTGAAGATGAAACCATAGGAAAGCAAAAAGAAAACCATAGGTTATCAACCTCAAAACCTAATGTAAATGTAAATGTTAATGATAATGTAAATGTTAATGTTAATGATAATGCAAATGAGAATGAAAAGGTAAATGTAAAAGATAAAACCCTTATGCGCACACGTGCGCAAGGGGTGACTGCTTCGCAGATGGTTATTGACCACGGTTTCTCTGAGCCGGTACAGGGGAAAGTACTTGATTGGATAAGATATAAAACGGAGAAGCGGCAGGGATACAAGGAGACGGGTCTTAAGTCACTGATAACAGTTATACAACGTCAGATTGACATTTACGGAGAGTCCGCCGTTATCCGTTGTATCGAAGACAGCATGGCGGCAGGATGGCAGGGGATAGCGTGGGGAAGGATTGAAAGCAAGCCGCAGAAGAAAGACCGATATGATGAAATACGGTCATGGTTTACGGAGGATGCAGGGTAATGACATCGAAAGAGGATTTTATGAAGTTGGTCACTGTACTCCGGGCGGCATACAGTTCGGAAAAGTTCATGCCCGACAAACAGAGTGCGCTTGTATGGTATGAGATGCTCAAGGACATTGATTACCCGGTGCTGATGCAGGGATGCTACAAACTGATACAGAGCAGCCCATATCCGCCGACCATTGCAGATATCCGGGCATCCTGCGCAAGCCTACAGGCAGAGCCGCAGAGATTAACGGATCTGGAAGCGTGGGCACTGGTGCGGAAGGCATTGAGCAACGGGACATACGGAGCAGAACAGGAATATGCGAAACTTCCGCCGCTGGTGCAGAAGGCGGTGGGAAGTCCTTCCAACATCCGGGAGATGGCACAGGCGGACATGGAGAGCGTTGCAACTGTTTTCCAGTCGCAGTTCCTTCGGGCGTACAGGGCAGAAGTACAGCGGCAGGCAGACATGGCGAAGTTATCACCGAAGATAAGGACATTACTTGAAGGTACAACAGCAAACATGATTGAAGGGAGAGCGGAATGACACTGGAAGAACTGTTAGAAAAGCGGAGTGAGATAAATGCTCAGATCCGGTTAATGAAGAACGATGGCATCAAGTACTGTGGGAGAGTAAGGATAGACAAAGAACACTATGCAACAAGCAAACCCGATGAATGGAGAGTAAGCATTAAGAGCAACACAACCGATACGGGATCTATGGAAAGATGGGTTAGCGTTATCAGTGGTACAGACCGAGAAACCGTAATAATGGCAATCCCTGAATTGATTGAAAACTTACAAAGATTTTCAACAGAACTCAAAGGAGGCACAGTATGAACAGAGTTGTTTTAGCAGGCAGATTAACATCAGACCCGGATATCCGTCACACGGGCGGAGCAGAGGATCTGACAGTTGCAAGGTACAGACTGGCTGTTGATCGCAGAGTTGCACGCAACAACGGCGAACAGACAGCGGACTTCATAAACTGCGTTGCCTTTGGCAAGCGTGCGGAGTTCGCAGAGAAGTACCTGCGCAAGGGAATGAAGATCATGATATCCGGGCGGATACAGACCGGATCATATACGAACAACGAAGGTCAGAAGGTATATACCACTGACGTAATCGTGGAAGAGCATGAGTTCTGTGAAAGCAAGGGAAGCAGCAGCAGTGAACCAGGCGGCGGTTTCGTTCCTGCTCCCGATGATGCAGACTTTGAAGGGCTGCCGTTTGCGTGAGGTGAGACATGGGGCAGAAGGAAAAGGTTTTGCAGATCCTTAGTAGTGGCAGGGGATTGACTGCGGCTGAAGCCCTTAACACTTACGGCATCGGAAGATTGGCAAGTCGGATATGCGAACTGCGGAAAGCGTCGTATCCGATCCTGTCAATCCGCACGCAGGGGACGAACAGGTACGGAGACACAGTTTATTTTGATACCTACAAACTGGATATGGAGAAGTACAAGGGAGTAAAGAATGGGAGCAACGATACCAAAGAAATGCACGGATAAAAGACCGTGTTTTGCAAGACAGAGGGGAACACGATATTGCAAAGCGTTGACGGAGCTATATGACGGAACCGGGCGAATGTGTCCGTTCTGCAAAAGGGACAAAGAGATCACAAACGGCATCCGATATCCGTACAACAAGTACATGGGAACGAGTTTCTTTAACGGAAAACCGAGGCACGAATGAGAAGGATAACGATACCGTGTATGTTTGCATCGGTGAATGTGTGGGTTGATAAGAACCGAATCCGGCACGGCACATGGTCGGCAGGAAACTCAATGAAACAACGTGATCAGAAAATCATTTTGGGGTATTTGCAGAAGCAGTTAAAAGCCCCATTGAACGAGCCGATCATGATTGAGTTCCGTTATTATTGCCCGGATGGACGGCGTGACCCGGATAACATCTGCGGATACTTCCACAAGATATTTTTGGATGCGCTTGTTGAGTCCGGGCGGCTGAAAAATGACGGCTTCCGAAACGTTGTCGGTTTTGTGGACAGCTTTTATATCGACAAGCATAACGTCCGCATCGAGATAGACATACACGAGAATATGGACAGGGATTAGAGGATGGATATTAAGGTTAAGTACTTGCGAGATATACCGCACCTTGAACGAATAAAGGGCGGTGACTGGATAGATCTGAGGGCAGGAAAGGACATGGACTTCATGCCAGGGGAATACAAGCGCATCCCATTGGGCGTTGCGATTGAACTTCCGGTCGGGTTTGAGGCGATAGTTGCGCCTCGATCATCAACGTATCAGCGTTACGGCATCATGTGCGCCGGGAGCATCGGGATCATTGATGAAGCGTACAGAGGGGACAACGATGAATGGATGTTTCCTGCTTACTCTCCGCACGGCGGCAAGATACAGAAGGGTGACAGGATAGCACAGTTTCGTCTGATCGAGCATCACCCACGGTTCGACATAATCGAGGTTGATCACTTAGGCAACCCGGACAGGGTCGGTCTTGGAAGCACAGGGAGGCAGTAGGATGTGGTACGGAAATGTAGGCATCGTGCCGCATGGCGGAGTACCATGTAAGGACTGCCCCAAAAAAGGCTGCGGATCGTATCATGATGAATGCCAGGAGTACAGAGCATACCGGGCAAAGGTTGACGAGATCCACCACAAGTACGACGTGGACAGGGAAAAGGACTCACGCTCTCCTAAGCGTCCGGGGGATACGTCACCTTTTGCAATCACGCACACGCACAAGCACAGATCATAAGAGTATCACGAAGGGAGAATTAAAGGTGAAGGGAAGCATAGGAGTTAATTGCAGTACGATTATTAAAACACGGCAAGAGGGATCGAAGCCCTGCGCAAGATGTGAACATCTGAAGGAAGGCATACATGAAGTAAAGGTTAAGCGCACGTTGTCGAAGGCGGAAAAGAAAAAAGGTATCACGCCGAAGGTCAGCTATTACGGTTACAAGTGTGATATCTACCACAGGCGGCGCAAATACAATCAGTGGTGTGTATGCAAGTTTTTCAAGAAGAGGGAGACGGATGAAAAGAAGGTTGAAAGCATCTATCTGAATTAAGGAGTTGATATGGCAGAGTTATTAATCTTTTTGTTAGGCATATTCATTGGCGCATCGTTAGGGGTGTTTCTGATGGCACTGGCAATCGCAAGCCGGGATGATGACGAGGATATGCATTAGAACACACAGAAACGGCTTTTAAACGGCTTTTCTGTTCTTGCCCGATAAAGTATAAGGGTGAGAACGGAAAAGGGCTTGAAAGGGCAAATAAACGCATTAGAAGGGAGAATGTTGATGGCGCAACATGAACTATGGGAATTGCAACAGATGCAGGCGTTGCCGTTGTCACTGAAGATACGTCTTACACAGGAACGCATCAGACAATGGGTGAATGAGTTTGGTATGGATGGGGTGTATGTATCCTTTAGCGGTGGCAAGGATAGCACGGTGCTACTGACTATAGCAAGGCAGATGTACCCGGAGATCAAAGCCGTATTTGTTGATACTGGTTTGGAATATCCCGAAATCAGACAGTTCGTGAAGACATGGGAAAACGTGGAATGGCTGAAACCGAAAAAGACATTTAGAAAAGTTATAGAAGATTATGGTTATCCGTTTATCAGCAAGGAAGTTTCGGAGCGGATATATTACGCACAAAAATACTTGACATGGTATAAGGCGCAGGGCAACCTTGACCGACCGACCGACCGACCGACCGACCGACCGACCGCTTATGCTCTAATAGACTTTATATACCCAAGCCGAAGCGAAGAGAACAAAAAAGCACAGAAGATGGGGGTTATCCCTGACAGGATACTGAAAGCCTTTGCTGACAGTGGGAAATCCGGGACATATAAAATCAAAGAGTTGTTCGGGGAGGCTCGGAAGAATGGCGAAAAAAGTATTTATGATTATACGAAGTGGAGATGGATGGCAACTTGTCCATATAGGATCAGCAATAAATGCTGTGATGTGATTAAAAAATCCCCGGCAAAATCTTACGCCAAGAGAACAGGGCGAAAAATGATTTCGGGGGTTACGGCAAGCGAATCAAGATTAAGGACAATGCAGTGGCTCAGACATGGTTGCAACGGATTTGACATGAAAACACCAGTTAGCAATCCGATGTCATTTTGGATGGAGCAAGATGTACTCCAATACATTTGGCAGAACAAAATCCCAATAGCATCTGTTTATGGTGATGTTGTGGTTGATTACGCAGGGCAGGGAGATGTTGAAGGTCAGATGTCATTTCGTGACCTTGGCGGAGATTGGGAATTGTTTGACAGCGAAAGACCGTTACTGAAGACAACCGGCGTTGAGAGAACAGGATGTATGTTCTGCGGATTTGGCTGTCATCTTGAAAAGCCGGGAGAGGGGCGTTTTGAGAGGATGAAGGTAACACATCCGAAACAGTATGATTACATTATGAGACCAAAGGAGCAGGGCGGTTTAGGGTACAAGGAAGTGATTGACTGGATCAATGAGCATGGGAACCTTAATATCAGATACTGAGGAAAAGCACAATGAAGGGAGATACAAGGGAATGAAAAAAGCTGTCACGATTTATGTTGATGATGGTATATGGATTGAAGAGGTTTGCGCAACGTTTGTTCTTCAAAGTCCATCAGGCGGTTCATCGATACATATGATTAGTCGCAACTGGAGGGACAAAAACAAGGTGTATATTCCGTGGAGAGGTGACGTTGTGATGGTGAAGGAGGACGAAAATGAAAATTGACGAAAACTGCATTAACCACAATGCTGTGCGTCTGATCCAAAGTGCGCTGGAAACATATCTGATTTACGCTGATGACAAAGAGGAGCGACAGGAAGCGATAAATATATTTTATGGACGGGTTGCCGGGATACTGGAGTTTGCGGATGCGTTGAAAGGGGTATTGAAGACATGAACCATAAAATGGATAAATTGAAATCCTGCCCGTTTTGTGGCGGTAAAGCGGTGATAAGAAGGACGCCGGGATATGATGGACAGTTTTATGTGCGATGCATGAATTTCAACATTTGTTATGTG